GTAGAAAACTATACGCCTGTTAGGATAGAGAAGAGAAGAGAAGAGAAGATAAGAGAAGATATATATGTCGTTAAAACGACCAATAGGTTTGATGAATTTTGGGAAAGCTATCCTAATGTTCGTAAAGTCAACAAGAAAACTTGTTTAGAAAGATGGGCTAATAAAAATCTTGACGCTATAGCAGATGAAGTGATAGGGTATGTAAAGAAAATGAAAGATACTCAATCATGGAAAGATGGATTCTCACCAGCACCATTAACGCTATTGAATCAGGAAAGATGGAATGATGGTGAAATGCCAACAGAACGTAAAGTTTGGGAAGGTGGTATTTAGTGAACATAGGTGAAGTGATAGATAAACTAACTGTCAATCAGTCAGTCATTACTGATTACTACGAACAGGAGTTTAGTCATGCAGAGTTTAAAGTTAAAAGTACGGATATATTTGCTGATGACTTGGTCAAGTATTTTGGTGAGGAAATTCATAGTGGTAAATCACTTGGCTGGATTAAGACGGAAGATAAGTTTCGTATTAGGAATGCGGAAGTAAACATTCTCACCGGTGTATCAGGTCATGGTAAAAGTATGTGGTTATCACAAGTCATATTAGCTATGATGCGACAGAATACTAAATGCCTAGTAGCTAGTTTAGAGATGCGACCTGTATTAACATTAGCTCGTATGATTACACAAACTTTAGGATCACCAGAGCCAACAGATGATTTTATTCGCAAGTGGACAGATAGAGCAAAAGACAAACTGTATATTTACGATCAAACAGGTGTTACTACTTCACAAGACATGATAGCAACGCTATACTATGGAAAACATATTCTTGGTGTAGATGTATTTGTGATTGACAGTCTTATGAAGATGAGTGATATATCTGAAGAGTCTTTAGAAGCTCAAAAGCTATTCGTAGATAAACTAGCAGTTGTGTCACGTGATTTAAACATTGCAATTTTCTTGGTGGCTCATACTCGTAAGATGAAGTCAGAGGATGAAATACCAGATGCTACAAACATCATGGGTAGTTCACATATCAGAAATTTATGTGATAATATTATTTGCGTATGGCGTAACAGAGCTAAAGAAAAGTTAGTAGAAGCTGGTAAAACACCTGAAGAAGAATTAAAGATTATTCCTGATTGCAAGGTCTTTGTTCAGAAGCAGCGTAATGCACAATGGGAAGGTAACTTTAATTTTTGGTTTGATCCTAAAGGATTACGTTACAAGGAGAGTCCGTAATGAAATTAACTGATACACAAAAACTAGATAAACTTTTAGTTTTAATTGACTTGTTAAACATGGAAATTAAAGCTATGAGAAAATTAATTATTGATACACACAAGGAGAGTAAAAAATGACACACTATCAAATTCGTAAACAATGGAGAGTCAAACTTCATGCAAAACGCTGTAAAGATAATGACCAATCTGTAGAAAGATATCACAGAGATGCAACAGTCCTTAACAGAGCTATGGATATATATAAAATTGAAGGTAAAAGGGCTACTTGGTAATGACCATAAATGACTTTATCAAAGAATGTAAAAAACTATTTGGAAATGATATAGAATACAAAGCAACTTCTAAAGACGGACAAGTATTTAAAACGAAAGGATGGAGAGATGATAAAGTGGGCATTAACCAAAGACAATTTACCAATGTTAGTAGAGAAGTTAAAAACACTTGACTTCACTAAGCGTTGGAGAGTAACAATCACAGATGCTAAACTAAACCGTAGCCTAGAACAAAACGAAAGACTATGGGAACTATACACAAGCATAGGTCAACATTTAGGTATTGAGAAAGATAAGATACACGAACTCATGGGATATAAATTCTTACGCTACCAAACAGAAATTGCAGGTATGCCTGTAGAACTTATAAAGTCAACAACTAAACTAACCACAAGTGAAATGACAGAATACCAACAACAGATAGAGGTATGGGGTCAGACTATGGGTTGGGGATGGGACTATTAGTGATAGCTGTTTTGTTTGCTAGAGACGATAGTCGCTATAAAGAACTTGATGGATATGATGTATATGATATTCACAGGGATGCTAGAAACTATTGTAAAAGTTATCCTGTAATAGCACATCCACCATGTAGAGCTTGGGGTATGTTATCTCACATGGCTAATCCTAGACCAGATGAAAAACAATTAGCTTATTATGCTTTAGCACAAGTAAGATTAAATGGAGGCATATTAGAACATCCTGCCGGAAGTCGTTTATGGAAAGAAGCACCATTACCATTAGGTGATGAAGTAGATGAGTTTGGTGGATTTACTATTGAGATTGACCAATTTGACTTTGGTCATGTTGCACACAAAAATACTAAACTATATATTTGTGGAATAGATAAATCTAAATTACCACCTATGCCACCTAAAAATTTATCTTCAACTGACAGGTCAATATGTGGTAATGTAAAAGGAACAAAACGTTGCACACAATATCAACGAGAATATACACCAGATGATTTAATTAACTGGATGACAAAGGTATGCAATGAATTACAGAAATCCTAAACTACTTAAACTAGCAAATGGCGCACCATGTATGATGTGTTCTATTCAAGACGGAACAGTTGTATCTGCACACTCTAATCAATTACGTGATGGCAAAGGAACAGGGATAAAGGGACACGATTATCGTATAGCGTTCCTATGTCACCAATGCCACCACATGATAGATAATGACAAAACTTTAGATAAACATGATAGAATAGCAGCATGGGAAGAAGCACATAGAAAAACTATAGGTTGGTTATTTACTAACAACCATATACAAATAAAATGAACAAAATAGAATTTGGTGATTGTAGAGAGATAATGAAGCGTTGGATTGACGAAGGTGTCAAAATTAACACTTGTGTTACATCACCACCTTATTACGGATTAAGAGATTATGGAACTGCTACATGGGAAGGTGGAGATATAAATTGCGACCATAAAAATGCAGAAATAAATCCATTAAAAGTTGGTGGATTTACTGGAGATAGATTGAGAAAAGAGAATGGTTCGGAAAACAAAAAATATTTAAAGTTAAAAAAACAATGTCCTGATTGCGGTGCTATAAAAAAAGATAATCAAATAGGTCTTGAACAAACTCCAAAAGAATACATAGAAAATATGGTAGATGTATTTAATCATGTAAAAGAACTATTAGCTGATGATGGAACTTTATGGGTAAATATTGGTGATAGTTATTCTAGTCATAAAGATTGTAAAAGTATTGGTCAAACTTTAGCTAAAGGAACTAACAGAGAAAATGCTCATGCAATGGAATTAGGTAAGTCTAGGGTTCGTGATACAAAAATGCTAAAGTCACAAGGTTTAAAAAATAAAGACTTAATTGGCATACCATGGATGTTAGCATTTGCATTAAGAGAAGCTGGTTGGTATTTAAGACAAGATATTATTTGGCATAAACCTAACCCAATGCCAGAGTCTGTAACAGATAGATGCACAAAGTCACATGAGTATATCTTTTTATTGTCAAAATCAGATAAGTATTTCTTTGACCATGTTGCTATAAAAGAACCAGCAGTAAGTGGAAAAGATTTAGGTTTATTAAGAAGTTTATCTCACACAGATGGAAGTAAAGTTACTTGGCATAGTCCATCAATTCAAAAAAGAAAAGAAAGTGGAATAGATAGTAAAAATGCAGGTGATGGCATGAGAAATAAACGTGATGTATGGTCAGTCAATGTTAGACCTTACAAAGGCGCACACTTTGCTACATATCCTACAGCTCTGATTGAACCATGTATTAAAGCTGGTAGTCGTATAAATGATATTGTATTTGACCCATTCATGGGAAGCGGCACAACTGCACAAGTAGCTAAACAATTAGGTAGGCAATATTTAGGTTGTGAATTAAATCCAGAGTATGAAAAATTACAGCAAGAAAGGATAAATAATGGGTAAAGGTTCAGCACCAAGACCATATAGTGTAGACTCAGATACTTTTGAAAGTAACTGGGATAAGATATTCAAAAAAGAAGGCATTAATTTAACTCAAGAAGAGTTAGATAATGTTCTTATCATAGAAGATATTGTTAAGCATCACCGTAAAAAACAAAATAGTGATGATGTATCACCACATACACTTGAATATGAATATCAACTAAATAAATCTACAGGTGATTTAGAAAAGTCATATTCTAGAATAGATGTAATATCTCAGAATGGAAATGATGGACTACATTATCCTGAGTCTTTAGATCAAGGAACGTCTAAACCTAATGGAGAACAATTTGGCAACAAGTCCGACTCAACTGAGTCTTAAGAAATTACGAGAAGAAGGATATACTGTTCAAGTAGTAGAATACTGGAATAGCTTTGCAAGGATAAGAATTGACTTATTTGGTTTTATAGACATACTAGCTTTAAAAGGTAAAGAAGTATTAGCAGTTCAAACAACGTCAGCAAGTAACATGAGTGCTAGATGTAAAAAGATAGCAGACCATGAAAATGTAGGTGCAGTTCGTGAAGCTGGTTGGACTATTCATGTACATGGCTGGCATCAAGATGATAAAAGGAAATGGCATTGCAAAGTGAAAGATGTATCGTGAAAGAAAAGATATTAGCTTATCTTACAGAACCACGAACCATAAACGACATAGCAGAACATATACAATCTAACTATCCTATTACAAAAAACATACTTGTAGAGATGAGAGATGCAAATGTTATTCATGCTTATAAAGATCATAATACTAGACTCATGCAGTATTACGTTCCTAAGCCACATCCACTACAAACCATATTTGGACATACAGTAAACTTTACAGATGACCAGATAAAAGGCATTACAAGTCATAACGCAGATGATGCTAAACATAATCTACAACACAAGACTACACAAGAAACTTATGGAGAAAGCGTAGCATATACGCTAACAAGATATGATTAGTATGGAACGCTTATTGTCCATTATGGATGATTGGGCTTTATGGATGAAGTCGGATAATCATAAGCTAGGTTATCCATCTAAAAGCATAGGTATGTCATCTGGTGGTGAGTCTACAAGTGATGTGTTTGAAGAAATGTGTTCTGCTCAAGATATGTCTAATGTACGTACAGTTCACGCTATCATACATAGTCTTGAAAAAGGACAGCAAGAAGCTATATATGCTAAATATCTTGGTGCTAAAAAGCCACTAGCTTACGAATGGAATATAGATATGGCATACGATAATCTTTTGGTTATTGCTGGAAGAAGGATAAACGCATAAACTTGTTGAACAAAAGCACCAAAGTATGCTATAATAACGCCTATGTGGACAACTCCTGTCCGTTAATAATGTAATCCCACAAAAGCCTGACTGCACTCTCTCCGTGGTTGGGCTTTTTCTTTTTATGAAACTATCTATTTGCGAACAATGCGGTGAACCTTTTGACTTCACCGAATACTCTTTATGTAATGATTGTAGATACGATCACAGATTTATTAAGTTAAGGAAACAGCATGAAGTCAGCACCAAAGACAAAAGCAGGAAAGATGAAGAAAGTTGGGAAAGTAATGCGTGAGTTTAAAACTGGCACATTACATTCAGGTAAGGGTGGTAAAGTAGTAAAATCTCCTAAACAAGCTATTGCTATTGCTTTATCAGAAGCTGGCATGGCTAAAAAGAAAGGTAAATAATTATGCCAATGGTAGACGGAAAAAAATACGCTTATACTAAAACAGGTATGGCAGCAGCTAAAAAAGCAGCAGGCAAATCAGGTAAAACTATGGCAGTTAAGCCTATGAAAAAGGCAGCTAAACGTGGCAAATAAGCCAGGTCTATACGCTAACATTGCAGCCAAGAAAGCTAGAATTAAAGCTGGCTCTGGTGAGAAGATGCGCAAGGTAGGCACTAAAGGCGCACCTACAGCTAAAGCATTTAAACAAGCAGCAAAGACAGCTAAAAAGAAATGAGTGTTTGGCAAAAGAAAGCAGGTAAGAACCCTAAAGGCGGTTTAAACGCTAAGGGTCGTGCCTCTTACAATAAAGAAACAGGCGGTAATCTAAAAGCACCAGTCAAGTCAGGTGATAATCCTAGACGTGCATCATTCTTAGCTCGTATGGGTAATATGCCAGGACCAGAACGTAAACCTAACGGTGAGCCAACAAGACTATTACTATCATTAAAGGCTTGGGGTGCTTCTAGTAAAGCAGATGCAAAAGCAAAGGCAAAGAATATTAGTTCACGCAACAAAAAGAAATGAATTGGTTATACATACTGCTAGCTGTAATAGCTGACATAGCACTATTAGTGAATGTATGGCATCATTGGTAATATGCAAAAACTAGATATATATGTAGGATATGATGGCAAAGTAGAACCAATTGCTTATCACAACTTTTGCCAGTCAGTTATAGAGAAGTCATCTATACCGGTAAGTTTTACACCATTAGCACTAAATACTTTAAAAGACTACGAAGAAACACATAAAGACGGTAGTAACGCATTTATCTATTCACGCTTTTTAGTGCCATATCTAAATAACTTTAAAGGTATCGCACTATTCGTAGATGGCGATATGATCTGTAGAACAGATATAGCAGAGATACTAGCTAACTTTGATAATGACGAAGCAGTCAAAGTCGTAAAGCATTACTATACAACAAAGCATCCAGTTAAATATTTAGGTGCAAAGAACGAAGACTATCCTAAAAAGAACTGGTCAAGCGTTATACTATGGAATTGTGGACATTGGTTAAACAAACAGCTAACGCCTAAGTTCATACAAGAAAAGACAGGTAAATACTTACACAGATTTGAATGGCTCAAGTATCCAGAAGAACAAGTAGGTAAGCTAGACGAAACATGGAACTGGCTAGAAACAGAATACGAATACAATCCAGATGCTAAACTAGTGCATCATACATTAGGAACACCATGCTTTAAAGACTATCAGAATACAGACTATAGTCAAGAATGGTGGGACTGCTACAAACGAATGATATACCCTTTAAAAGGAAACGGACAAGAAAGCGAGTTATAACATGGCAGGTTTACTTGAATACACCAAGAATGGTCAAGTAACAGAGCCACCATTGTATCGTTTTATGCGAGGCAATGTTCAGTCTTTCTTAAACTCTATACCTGACCCTAGTGGTCTTACTAGAGAAGAACAGTTAAACTTAGCAGCAAACGTAACACCTACTATGGGATTATTAGGAACATTCATAGGTAAAAGTTCTAAACTATGGAACTCTAAAACCAATGATGTAGCTAAATCATTAGAAAAAGAAGGTGTAGCACCTGAAAGTATTTGGTCACAAACAGGCAATGTAAAAGGTCCAGATGGCAAATGGAGACAAGAAATAAGTGATGTTGGTGCTAAATTTGAAACACCTTTTACAATTACAAATAAAATTAACGCATTGGAAGATCAAAGTAAACAGTCTAAAGATTTATTAAAGACAATTAATGCTGAAAGTAAAGTTAATGCTGACTTATTCCCTAAGGAATTAAATGCAGCTAAAAAAGAATTAAAAAGCAATATTAAAGAAACAGAAGGGTTATTATCTACTAATAAATACATACTAGATAAACTAAAACAACAAAACCCACTTGAAACAACTGCTGAAAACATTTATATTAATCCAGAACTATATAAAGCATATCCTGAAATAAGACAATACCCATTTTTAAGTGGTTATGCTGGTAGAGGTTATTCTGGTTCATTTGGTAATTATGGAAATGATATTAATGTATATAAAGAAGCATTTGATAGTGGAGAACCTGTGTCAACAGCAGCACATGAAATTCAACATGCTATACAAGGCATAGAAGGATTTAACAGAGGCGGCAGTCTAAGTAACATTAATACAATATTACAACAAGCCAAACCTGATATGTATATGCAATTAGCAAGTGAAAAGAAATTGCTAGACCCAAGAACACAAGCAAATATGTATAAAAATTTAGCAGGTGAAGCAGAAGCTAGATTAACACAAAGTAGGTTAAATTTAACACCAGAACAAAGGTTGCAATACTTTCCATTTAAGTTTGCTCCTAATGAGTATGGATTAGATAGACCTTTAGAAGATTTAATAGTACATGGAATTTTGAAATAAACAATAGAGGGCAACCAACCTAAGGGAGTTGCAATATCATGGCAGAAAGATTAAGAAAAAGACATCAAGACGAAGTAAGAACTAAAATACAGACAAGTCAGCTTATAAATGTATTGCAAGATCATGCACTTAATGGTCAAACTGAGATACCACCTAGTCGCATGAAAGCTATAGAGATACTATTACGTAAATCATTACCTGATTTATCATCTACTGAGATAAGTGGTGTAGATGGTGGAGAAATCCCATTAGGTATAGGAATCAACTTTGTCAAACCAAACGATAGCTGAGTTTCCTGAAAAGTTACAGTTCTTATTTGAGCCACACCGTTATAAAGTAGCATACGGTGGTAGAGGTTCAGGTAAGTCATGGTCTATGGCAAGAGCATTGCTTATAAAAGCAGCTAATGAGCCAACACGTGTCTTATGCGCACGTGAAATACAAAAGTCTATCAAGCAGTCAGTTCATACATT